AGCGCGAGCGTCGCGCCACCGAACCCCCCGATTTTCACTCCGCCCCAGATCATAAGCGGGCCCACGAGCACGACGTCCAGCAGCCGCACGCGCTGACTTTTCACCGTCTCCGCGGGATCAGGAACGCACAACGTCGGCGTCCCGACGTCGAACGCCACGGTCATCGGGACGTTCACGCGCATGCTCAGAAGCCTACGCGCCGCGCGCCCTCACGCGCAACTTTTCGACTCCTCTGCTCGGCCGCCCGCGCGCGGTGCCGGAAAGACTGGGCAACGGTCCCCCGCGCGCGGGCGGAGCGCATGGAGGTGCATGGCAAGCCCGGAGCGTACCTGTCGCCGCGCGCGACTGTCAAAACATCAGGCGGCCTGCTTGATCGGCACGCTGACGCTCAGCAGGCTGTTCGCGGAGTTGACCGGCAGGCTCGCAAGCAGGAACGTCGGCACGAGCAGCGTCTGGTACACCTCGGCTGCGGCTTTGTCGATGCCGATACTCGCGAACGGGACGACGGCAAGCTGCGTCGCCACCATCCCTTCGATGATGCCGCCGCGGGCTCCGGAGAAGGAAACCGGGAACACGGGGATCTTGTTCGTGTCGACGACGTAGCCAGGCGGCAACGGTACGAGAATACCCTGGCTCGTGGGCGTTCCGACGCCACCGCCGAAGTCCGTGGTCGTTCCCACGACGAACGCCAAACGGATCTCTCCGGAGTCGCCCACGATGCGGTAGTTCCCGGTGAGCGCGCCGTTCCCAATGTTGGCGTAGACGGTCGAGTAGTCGTAGGTCTCGGCGACCACGAAGACGCCATTCTCGAAAATCAGGAAATAGTTCCGCCCGGGCACGAGGTAGACGAAATCCGAAGGAATCGTCTGGTTGGTCAGGAAGAACGTCGCGCCGCCGTCGTCGGAGAGGTCGAACGTCGCCGTGCCGGGCGCGCCACCGACGTTGATCTTGACCTGATAGTTCAGGACCGTGTTGAGCGGCAGCACGCTGTCGGGCTGTCCGAACGCCGCGACTTGCGGGCCGCCGCCGGACTGCACGGTGCTCGTGAACGGCATGCACTGGAACTTCGGAACGAACTCGCCGTCCAGCGTCCACGGCGTCGACCCGGTCGACGTGATCCAGCGCCCGGGTCCATTCGAGGGCGCGATCACCAAGTTCCCGTCCGCGGTGACGCCGCTCGTCTTGTCGAGCTGGTACGTCTGCCGGTTCTCCAGGCAGTAGCACACAGCACCGTCGGCGAGCGGAGTCGTGTCGATACCCTGGATGCTCGCACTCGGGTTGCCGGCCTTTGTGAGACGAGGGCTCAGTACCATCAGGCTCGGCGGGAACTCCTGGTAGCTCATGTCGTCGAGGCTATCGGGCTCACGCCTCGACGCGCAACTTTCCGGATCGCAGCCGTGCTGGACTGGCAGAATCAGGCGAAGATCGTCTCGTAGACGAACGGAATGATTGCGCCCGCTCCAGCGACCGGAGCGCCAACGTTGGCGCGCAAGTAGACCGTGTCGCCCGCTTTCCAGGACACGTTGCCGAAGTCGACTTCGGCTGCGGCAGCATTGGCAGCAAGCACCTGCGCGAAGGTCGCGTTGTTGATGTCGGGGCACGGAATCCCCGTGGACCACACGAGCGTGACCGGGTTCCCAACCGGAGTGGTGTTGACGTACCACTGGAGGATCACGTTCCCGTTTCCGACCGAGGTCTGATCGACCAGCAAGCCCAGGCGCGCCTTACCGATGCGACCGGCGCGGGTCCTCGGCCCGTTGATGACAGCCACCAGTGCGGCTTGGGGGCTAGCCAGATCAACGAACAGGCTCTCCGCCCCGGCGATCGTGACAATATAAAAGTCACCCGCGGCGCCGGGTGAGCCGTTCGCTGGGTCGTAGACCAAGGTCGCGTTCACTTCATCGGTGATCGGCGATCCCAATCCCGTCGCGACGAGCCATCGGCCAGGGCCAGTCGTCGGCGCGAGTACGAACGTCCCGTCTGGAGAGGCAGCGCTCTGCTTGTTGAAGCGGTACGGAGACTGGTTCTCGATGCAGTAGACGAGTGCGCCATCGGGCAACGGCGTCGTGTTGATCCCAACGACGCTCGCAGCAGGGTCACCATCTCTCGTGAGCCTGGGCGAGAGCGTGAGCAGCGCGGGCGGGAAGTCCTGGTAGCTCATTGGTGTCAGGCTACGACGCGCCCAGACGGCACGCAACTATTCGGTCACACGCTCCCGAGCGCGTCGGCGAAATCGTCGAACTGGTCCACGTCCACGCCCGCGGCGCGCTCGTAGAAGCGCAGCGTCTGGCCACGGAAGTGCATCCCGACAGTTTCCAGCGGACCGTTGCGCTGCTTCGCAATGATCAGCTCCGCGTCGCCCACCTTGGCCTCGTTGTCGTACATATCCGGTCGGTAGATAAACCAGACCGAGTCGGCGTCCTGCTCGATGTTTCCAGACTCACGAAGCGACGAGAGCTTCGGGCGGTGATCCTTGCCTTGCTTCTCCGTGTCTCGGTTCAACTGCGAGAGGGCGATGACGGGAACGTTCAGATCCTTCGCGAGCTGCTTCAGTCCGCGCGTGATGGATCCGATCTCTTGCTCGCGGTTGTCGTTGCGCTCACGCATGCCGTGCATGAGCTGGAGGTAGTCGATGCACACGAGCCCGAGCCGCTTGCACGGCACCGCCATCCGACCAGCCTGAATGTCACGTTGGATCTTTCGCGTGCGCGCGCGCAGCTCCAAGAGAGAGAGCGCGGCCGTGTCGTCGATCCAGAGCGGCATCTGGGCGAGGTCCGCTGCGGCCTGTTTCAGCTCCGCCCACTGCGTGTCGTTGATACGGTTGCGCCGCACGTCGCTCGCCTCGATGCCACGCTCGGAGCAGGCAACACGGAGCGCTATCTGCTCCTTCGGCATTTCGAGCGAAAACACCGCGACGCCTTCCTCGCACGGCCTCGCGACGTTCGCCGCGACGTTCATCACGAGCGCCGACTTACCGTGTCCGGGGCGCGCCGCGATGATGTAGAGGTCGCCGTTGTGCAGGCCGGCCGTGTGCTCGTCGAGCTTCCGGAACCCAGTGCTCAGGCCCGCGGCGGTGATCCCGAGACGGCGCTGCTCGTCGAGACGATCAACCTCGGACGAAATGATCGTGCCGACGCGCGCGAATGCGTTCTGCGCGCCGCTCTGACCCAGCTCCGCCAGGACCGTCTCAGCGTTCTGGACCAGCTCACGCCCCGCGGTCGGCGTGTCGTACGCCTCCGCTGCGATCATCTGGCAGCGCGCGATGAGCTGCCGCTTCTGCCAGCAGTCGCGGACGATCTCGGCGTAGCTCGCGACATTCGCCACGGCGGGAATCGAGTCCTGAATCTGCGCGAGGTACGGCGTGCCACCGACCTGCGCGAGTCGGTTGTTCGCTTGCAGCCACGTGGCGACCGTCACGACGTCGATGGGCTGCGTCGCCGTTTGCAGCGCAGCCATCGCCTCGAAGATCCGGCGGTTCGCGTCGGAATAGAAGTGGTCCGGGCCGATGACCCCTGCGATGGCGTCGTACTCGTCCGGCTTGACCAGGATCGCGCTCAGCACCGATCCCTCCGCGTCCAGGTTATGCGGTGGAACCCGACCTTGCATCGGTCGGAGCTGCGGCACTTCGGTTTTCTTCACGCTAGGCTGCACGACACCGCCTCTTTCAACGTGGTGATCCCGGGAAACGCGACCACGATGTCACCGAACGTACCGTGCGTCGTGATCAGCGTCGCGCGCCTCCGGTTCCAGCGCTGGTAGAGCACGCTCTCGACACGCTCCACAAGCCACGCATCTTTCATCAGACGCTTGATGTCCAGGTTGTCGAACACGAGCACTTCCGTGTCGCGCAGCCTGTCCATCGGGTCCGCTTCACCCGAATCGAAGTTGTAACCCTTCATCTGGATGCGTAGCTCGTTCATGTCGGAGTACCAGAAGTGCGTGCGTGGGAGCGCACTCGGGATGCTCCGAAGCACCGCGCATCCGAGGTGCGTCTTGCCAGCACCTCCCGGCCCGTCGAGCACGAGCCATGGCGACGATCCGCTCACGACCGACTCGTAGAAGGCAGCAACGGCAGCAACGGCGGTAACTTGCGGGTCCGTCTTGATCTTGAACCCCTTGATCGTGCAGGCGCGGTAGCGCTCGGGCACGTTGCTCACGGCAAGCCGTTGGCAGAGACGCCACTCGCGATAGCGAGGGCACCGATCACGTTCCACGCGCGCGCCCCGCCACACGGGGAGCTGCCCTTGCTTGAACAGCGACGAGGATCCGTGACACGACGCCCCCGTCGGCGGGCACGTGGCGCACAGCGCAAGCCGTGCCTCGGCGTCCTCGTACCAGGCGACCGTCTCCGCCACGAGCGCCGCCTCCGTCAGCTCCGGCGGGCACGTGGCCCCGAGGAACGGGAACCGTTGTCGGACGAGCGCCGCCGGGCTGCCAGCGCCCTCGGCGCCCCGGCGCAGCTCGTCCCGGTCCGCCTCGCGCCCGAGGGTCAGGGCCGTCATCACGTCGCCGACTTGGTCCATGCTCTTGCACTCCGTTGGGAAAGGGTTTGGGGAACCGTTTCGGGAACCGTTCGCTCTGGATCAGGGATCAGGGATCAGGGATCAAGGATTAGGGATCGGGATCAGGGATCAGGATTAAGACGGTTCCGGGAACCGTTCCCGATACCGTTTCCCCCACCCCCGGTGATTTAGCGATAACTCTCCAGAACCATTCAACATACGAAACCCTTCCGGGAACCGTTCCCGAAACCCTTCCGGGAACCGTTCCCGAAACCCTTCCGGGAACCGTTCCCGAAACCCTTCCGGGAACCGTTCCCGAAACCCTTTCCCGGCCTGGTAGCCGGGTTCACTCAAGGCCGGGCGGCAGCCGGGGCCTCTGGGCTCCGGCCTCAGTCTCTGGCCTCGGCGGCGGCGCTGCCGGGCGCGCGCCGTTCGTGTGACCGTTGGGCGCGCTCGGGGCCGCCTCCGGGGGCGGAGCCGTGAAAGCGAGGCTCGTCTGCGGGCTCTCCGTCGCGGAATCGGCCGGCTTCCCGGGGACCCAACGCTCCCGCAGGTCCACGTAGGTTTTCAGCTTCTTCCCGCCGTCCAGGTACGCCTTTTCGGGCTGCCCGAATGTGGCCTCCCACTTGTCCGCCATCGAGCGCCGGCCATCCTTGGCGACGTACGCGAAGTTCACGCCGAGCCGCAGCGATTCGATGTGCGCGAATTTCAGGTCGCAGTCCGGAACGTCGCGCCACGCGCGGTACCACGCTGTGAGCACGTTCGGGTTGTCCGCGTGGTTGTACGCCGGTGCCATCGGGATCCGTAGCACCCGCGCCGCCGGATCGAACAATACATGGGCCTTACCTTCGTAAGGTTCGAGTAGCTCCGCCAGATCCGTTGCGAAATCGTCTTGCGTTTGCAGCCGGTCGGCGCGGCGCACGCGCGCAGCGCAGACGTCGTAGAGCGTCGACACGCTGACGCCCTTGCAGAGACCTGGAAGCACCGTGCGAAACGTCCCGGTCAGACACGTATCCCAGATACGCACGGCGCCGGCAGAAAGACCAGCCCACCAGGCATCATCCATCCTGCGAGGATCAATGAGCCAGGCCATCAGACCGTGCCTCCGCGGCGCCGCGGAGACGCGACAGCAGAGACAGCAATAGCTGCGCTGTGAGCCACGTTGCCCTTCCCCCTGGTTCAGCCAGTGGCTGCGAACTGAGACCTGAGCTTGCGAGCGTAGGCGCGAATCGCGCGGCGAACCGAGTCAGCCTTCGGGAGCTTTTCGAGCTGCGCGGCGTCTTCGAGCGCGCGCCGGTCGTCTTCGTCGAGAACCACCATCAGGTGGTAGGGTTTGGGAGCAGCCTGTTTCTTCTTCGTCGTCGACACGGGCACCGGTCCCTTTCCTCTCAAGTGGGCCTATACGGGTACTAAAGCAGCCATAGTGTCGTCAACGGCCTATGATCCGTTCAGGTGCAGCGATAAACGAGAGAGTCACGCGCAAGTCGCCGACGATCCTCGCGAAGCGTGCACGAAAGAAAAAATCGACGGCGCGAACGTAGAATCGTGTTGCGATCCAGGCGTCGCCCGTGACGTGCTGGAAAGACGCAGGGGCACGCGAGGCGACGCGCTAATCGGGCCCGGGCCCCGGGTCTTCCGTCGCTCCATCACCGAAAACGCCGTCGCTTTCGCGGTAGACGCGATCGACGCGCGCGAGAAGCCGGTCGATGGGCGTGAGCGAGGACAAGAGGGTCATCCTGGTAGGCACGAGCACGCCTTGCTCAGGCGGCAGAACGACGCGAGCGTCGCGGAACCGCGCGTGGCTCACGTAGCCGATGACGTGGGCGACGCGCGCCGGCTCGTTCAGGCGCACACCGATCATCACGCCGCGGTCGCCGCGACGGCGATCCTGCGCGACCGGCTGCATGAGGTAGCGGTGGTGCGGCTGCGAGGCGGTCTTGATCTCGCACGGGTGGCCGACCCCGTCGCGGTAGAGCATCAGGTCGCGCGTGTCAGAGACGCCGTCGGCGCGCGGCGCCCAGTGGTAACGGAGCGAGCGCTGGTCGAGCAGCGCAGCGAGCACGCACTCACCGAGGTGACCGACGCGATACCGCCCAGGTGCGACGAGGCCCGTGTAGTTCGGCGTCGTCCGGAGCGTCGCCGTTTCCTGGACGGCGCGCTCGTACTCGCTCGCACTGCGCAGCATCGCGTCGGTGATGCCGACGACGATCGGTTGCAATCAGCCCCCGTCAGAGCCGGGGCCGGGATCGTCGGTGGGCGGCGGCGGTCCCTTTGGGGGCGCGACTGGCGGCTTCTGGGATCTCCTACGCTGCCGCGCACGGTGACGCTTCAATTCGGCCCAGCGAGCGTAGACGGCGTTGTCGGTGCGCCCGAGGTTGCGAGCGCAGTCATCGATCGTCGCGCCGCGATCCATGGCCCGAGCGAGTCGATTCTCCTCTGCAAACGTCCACGGGGCATCGGCGCGTGGGTGCGAGCGACGGAACGCGCGGCGGTGTTCTGCTAGGTCCGCGTCGAGACGAGCTTGGATGGTGCGCGCTCGCGCGAGCATCGCCGGCTTCAAGATCCGACTCCCGCGGTCTCCGGCGCGACCCGGTGGAGCTTACGGAAGGTCGTCTCTTTGACGGTATGCGCCGCGCGGGTCTGCCGCCGCAGCGTGTAACGGCCATGGTCGTCAGGTAGCTGCCCGGTCTCGTGATCGCCGATCTTCGTCATCAGCATGTTCTCGAAGAACCGCTTGCGGTGCTCCCACTCCGAGATCGCTGCTTTCGCTTCTTGCAGCGATCGGTCCCATTCAATAGCCGCGCGCGGCAGCATGACCGTGGTGCCAGCAAGCACCTCGACGACAAGCCGCCGAAGGGCCACGCTCGTGCTCGTGTCGCCGTCGACCGGTGGGTCGACGCCAGCGCGTACAGAATCCGCGAACGCTTTGGTCTCGGTGAGAATCAGATCGCAGAGTTCGGAGTCGCGTTTGATGTCGGCCCACCGGTGGTGGATGTACGGGCTGCCAATGATTACGGAGAGCGCGCCCCGCCTGGTTCCGGTGACGATCATTTGCGCCTGTAGCTGAGCCTGGAACTTCATCGCCGGCTTCCCGCCCTCCGGCCACAACTCTTTGTTACCGGTGACCTTCAGCTCCAATGGCACCGGCTTCCTCACGCGGGGGATCCAGGTCCAGTAGTCGAGTGTCGCGCCAAGCCACGGGTAACGCTTGCTACGGAGAAGCTGTTGGCAGCGCCGCACACGCCGCCCGGTTTTCTTCACGTACTGCGAAGCGCAAAAAGGCTCCATATCGTGCCCCATTTGAGGCACTTCCGGATCGCCCGATTCTTCGCGTTCAAGCATCCCGACCTTCTCGTACCAGAGCTTGGGCTTCCCAGGAACGATTCCCAGAATGATCGGGACGTCCGACGCCGTAATGAGTCCAGCGCGAGCCACGAGCCAGTCCTGCCGGCTCGCGTCGCCTGAAATAATGGTCTCGTAAGCGGCGCTGCGCATGCCGATCGATATGCCCGGTCGCCACGTAACCGGCAAACAGCGACCGGACAGGAAACGTCACTGCTTGACGCCACCGGCAGCGGTGGTAGCGTTCCGAACCATGCCAGCCAGCCGCGCGAAGTTCTCGAAATGCGGTCACCGTGCGTTCGGCGTGCGCTGCCCGCGCTGCAAACAGGCCGAGACGCTGGAAGCACGCGCCGAGCAGGCCGAGCAGGCCGGCAAGACGAAGGCCGCCGCCGAGCTGCGCGCGGAAGCGCTTCGCCTGCGCGGGCCGCAGACGCGGGGGCGCAAGACGGTTGCGCCCGTGCAGCCCGCTGCCGATGGCGATACGGTAGGCTAGGCGCTCGGGCGCCCGAGCCTCGCACCGTGGCGACAACCATCCCCCTCATGGTACCCACGGTGCGAGACTCGGACGGACGAGAAAGCGACGCATGGGCAGCACCTATCAGGGACAGGGCACGGGGCGCTCGAAGCGCCGGAAGCGCAAGGCGCAGAACACTCGTCCGAAGACGAAGCGCCGTCGGCGGCGCCCGCCGCCGGTCACGCACGAGGTGATCGGCATCCGATGCCGCGTCTACGAGGTGATGCTGCTCGAACAGACCCTGGTGCTCGCGGACGAGGTCGACGGACGAGAGTTCGAGGTGCCTCTCTCGATGCTCGTGGGAAAGGACACGCTCGCGCAGATCGAAAAGGGCGAGGCGGTGTGGCTCTCCGTCCGGCGAGAAAAGCCGCGCGTGCGTAACAAGCTCGGGCTCGCCAGGTTCGACGACGTGGAAGCGATCGACGACCAGTACGACGAGGGGCACGGGCCGTGAGCCGCTCACGGAAGGCCCGTTACGGCACGTCGTGCGCCATGTGGAAGGACACGGTGTGGGCGTCGCGCTCGCAGAAGCGCGCGTGGAGCACGCGGAAGCAACTTCGCTCTCAGGCCGAACGCACGCGCCGGAAGCGGGACGATCGCGTCGACAGAGCCGCGGATTGACAAGGCCCAGGAGCGAATGGCAGCATTGCCGTCATGAGCGACAAGCCGTACTTCGCCCCGCCCAGCAAAGGTGCCGCACCGGAAGGCGAGGTCCCATCGTGGGGCCAGGACGCGCAGGAGATCGCTCGCGAGGCTGGCCTCGGCAGCTACGGCGGTACAGCCGCCGACCAGGAAATGCGCGAGGAGAGCATGCTGCGGGCGCTGGAGGATGCCGAGCGTGAGGCTGGCCTCGGTAGGCCGATGCGCGGGCTCGTGGTCGTGCTCTGCGCCGCGGTGCTCGTGCTCGGTGCCGTCGTCGCGTGGATGTTGTTCTCGCGGTGAGCGATGCCGCGCTACCGCCGCGAAGACCTGGCCGACGACGATCCCGGGCTGCTGTTTGCGGACGGGTTCGACGGGGCGATCCTTGGGGTCGTTGAGCGCTCGGGCCAGGAAGCGTTCGTGCTCTACGACGCCCGGAAGTCGTGACGACGCAGAGGAGCACTTCGCGTTCAACGTCGCGGGCGCGGCGGAACGCTTCCTGATCGGCAACAACCGGGGCGGCACGAACGGCTGGGTCGGACCGAGTGCGGTCTACGGCGTCGCCACCAAGGTGGAACCGTGAGTGAGTACCCGGCGACGCTCGGGGACCTATCCGACGTAGAGGCGCGACTGGAGAAGATGATCGAGAAGGTGCAGCGCCAGCAAGAGGGCGACTGCGGCGTCAACAACGAGAAGTTTGACGATCTGCATCAGAAGGTCGCTTCGCTGAACGGGTGGGTCGAGCTGGCGACCACGGAGCTGAAGCGCCTTGCCGATCGTGTGGCCGAGCTGGAGAAGCTCTGGATCGTGGCGCGCGAGAATCCAGAGCTGGTGCGGGAGCTGGCGGCGCAGGCGCTGAAAGGCCGCGAGATTGGCTGACGTTGACCGCCAGGGGCAGCGGTGGTAGCGGTGACAGCAATGCCGCGGAAGGTCACCCGGACGGAATGGTGCGCTGTTACTCTCGACATGGCCATCGAGACGACCAGCATGGAGGTGTTGCTACGGAACGGACGGCGGCAGCGGCGGCCGATCGTGCGTGTGATCTTCCGCACGGTGGCCGGCAAAGAGTTCAGTGGGCCACGGATCAGCGCGAAGCTCCGGCATGCCCTGGAGAAGGGCGCCGCCGACGGGCCATGGCTGCGCGCTCGGAGGGCGTGATGGGCGAGGTCGAGGACGGCCAGTTCGTGCGCGAGTACCTGGAGTGCTTCGGCGAGGTGGTGCGCCTGGTCACGTCTGATCAGGACGTTCCGGAGGCACTCTGGCAGCGCATCCGCGATGCGTGGTCCGCGATGAGCCCAACCGAGCGCACCGCTTTCGATGCTGGAGGAGGGCGACTCGGACCCGAGCGTTCAACACCCGTATTTGCAGCTCCCTGCGCGCGGGGTGTGGCCCACGCGGCTGTTCAACCCGCCCCGGCAGAACCTGTCGTTCTACTTCGAGGGAAACCTCCGGCCCGTGGCGATCGAGGTGCATTGGGTGCACTGGAAACAGGTGGATGCGAAGAAAGGACAGAGCTGAGAAATGTCATCGACGAAAAAGGAAGGCGTGTCGTGCTTCGAGAACGCGGCGGAGGACGAGCCTATGTTCGTGCTCCGAGCGCAAGACATGATCGCGCCCGAGATCGTGCGGGAGTGGGCGTACCGCGCGCAGTGCGAGGGGGCGCCGATCGCGAAGTGCGACGAGGCGCGCCGCATCGCCGACGCGATGGAGCAGTGGCAGATCGCGCACCGGCGGAAGGTGCCGGATTGAGCGATGACGCCGCAGCAACGCAAAGAGCTGGAAGACCTGATCAACAAGATCGCCGACCCGGAGGAGCGCGAGCACTACTTGCAACAGCTCGCCATGTCCGACGAGCTAGATCAGGAAGGCATCCTGCCGGACCGCTTGCCGCTGCATCGGCCGGGGCTGGAGAGCGACGAGCCGCAGACGCGCTCGCGGACCTACGTGTTCCAGTGGTTCCGCGAGGGCGAGCGCGTCGCGTGCGAGTCCCTGGTCGTTCACACCGCCGGGACCGATCGGGCGCTCGCGCTGTTCGAGCAGAACGCCGCCTCGGGCACCCTCGTCCACTCCGAGACCGTCACACCGCACTGCGAGATCCTCTCGCTCGACGCGGACGACTGTCGGACCTGCTTCGGAGCCGGTAAGGTCACTGTTCGAGGCAAGCAAAAGGTCGTGGCGTGCGAGCGCTGCGACGGAACCGGAAAGAGGCACCGATGATCGGCGACGACTTTGGGAAAGAGGACCAGCCCGAGTGGAACTGGGTGCCGCACGGCGACGGCTGGGCGCTCATGCAAAGGCGCTGTTCGCAGCCGCACGGCTTGAACAAGCTCACGGTCCGCCCGGACGGGTTCGACTGGGGCGGCGAGGAGATGCGGACGCTGATCGCGAAGCTCCTGAACGAGCACGCGGAGAAGACGCGGGCGGAGCGGTCGGCCGTGGAGCGCCTGGCTGGCATGCTGCACGAGCCGCTCGTGTTGCCGCCAGAGTGTCCTCCGCTTGGGGAGCGCCTGATCGGCGCGATCGACATGCTGTACCGGGAGATCCACTCGCTCAAGGAATCGGAGTGCGATCTGCTCCTGCTCCAGCGCGCGTGGGCGCCGGTGGTGCGCGCGGCGCTGGCCTGGCGCCGGACGCGAGAGCGAGAGGTGTTTCCGGAGCTGGCCGACTCCGTGGACGGGCTCACGGACGAGCAGCGCGAAGCCGCGGAACCGTGACGATCGTCTCTCGTGACCAGATGCCCGCGCGCACGCCCTACGAGGCGGAGCTACGCGGGCGGCTCGAAGCAGCACAGCGGCGTGAGCTGACCTACGCGCGGCTAGCGGTCGCTCAGGACGCGGTCGTCGCGCTCACACGTCGCTTTTGTGACGGAGAGATCGGGTTGACGGTCGCTGGCCTGTGTGACGCCCTGAACACGCTCGATTGTGAGCGCGGCAAGATCCTGATCGACACCATGCCGCCGGAGCTGCGCGAGGCGTTCACGGGGCCCTCGGCGATCGAGGAGGCGTTGAAGGTTCAGACGGAGCCGCTGTTCCCGGGCCTGACGTATCCAAGGAAGATCGCGATCGTCGCGGTGGAGTCGTCGCCGGACGGCGAGCACTCGTGGCATTTCGACTACGCGGACTCGGTGCCCGAAGCTGTGGACGCGATGCGCCGATGGAACGAGCGCGCGGCGCGCGAGTGGCCCGACATGCGCTTCAAGTTGGAGACGGAGCGGTGACCTGGGGCCGACGCGCGGGACCTGTGGAGCCCGTCTCGACGGTTCGATTTGGTTCGGCGTCGCCGTGTACCTATACCTCACGAGGCGCCACGCGCTTCGGCAACGTGACGCTGCGCGCAGGACTGCGGGAGCAGCAGAACGCGATCATCGAACGCATGATCAAGCACGGGTTCACGATCGCCATGCACCAGAGACAGTCGGACGACGACGAGCCCCGAGGGCTGCACTGATGGACGACCCTGGGTACAGTATGGCGGCGGTCGTAAGCGGTCACGAACGCTACCACGTGCAGCACGCGGACTGCCTGTGGGGTCTCTCGGCGATGCCGGACGAATTGGTGCAGTGCTGCGTCACGTCGCCGCCGTACTGGGGTCTGCGTGACTATGGAGCGCCAGGGCAGCTTGGAGCGGAGCCGACGCCAGAAGAATGCGTTGCGAATCTGCTGACGGTGTTTCGAGAAGTTCGTCGCGTGCTGCGCGACGACGGCACGCTGTGGCTGAACCTGGGCGACTCCTACGCGGGCACCGGCTACTCGAATCATAAGAACACACGCGGCGCGAAGCGGGCGGACGGCGGCAAGCAACGGCACGGAAGTCGCGTCGCCGGAGCGCTGAAAGCGAAGAACCTCGTTGGTATCCCATGGCGCGTCGCATTCGCACTGCAAGCGGACGGATGGTACCTCCGATCGGACGTAATTGGGGCCAAGGGCAACTGCATGCCGGAGGCCGTCGAGGACCGACCGACACGAAGCCACGAGTACGTGTTCCTGCTGACGAAGCGCGCGCGGTACTTCTACAACCACGAGGCGATCAGAGAGCCGCTCGCGGACGCCAACGCGCAGCGCACCACCGATGGATACGACACGGCGGAGCGGTACGGAGCCGGCAACGGCGGCAACTCCGGCCTCGATGGGCTAGCGGCGCGCATGCGCGCCGGTGAGCACACGACGCGAAACAAGCGCACGGTCTGGCACGTGAACCCGAAGCCGTATGCCGAAGCGCACTTCGCGGTGATGCCGGAGGCGCTCGTCGAGCCGTGCGCGAAAGCCGGCTGCCCAAAGGATGGCCTCGTGCTCGATCCGTTCTGCGGATCGGGAACTATCGGCGTTGTCGCGCTCCGCGAGGGCTGTAGATTTATCGGCCTCGATCTGAATCCGGAGTACGTCGCGCTCGCGACACGCCGAATCAAAGACGCGGCTGGTGGACGCTGGGAAGCGCCCGGCATGGCGAAGCCGGATGCTGACGGCCAGCTCGGGTTGTTCTGATGGACGATCAGGAAGTGCGTGTGAAGGCAGGCGGCCTCTGCCAGTGCACGGGCGAGTGTGGGCACACGCACGCCTGGACGGCCGAGGTGAAGAAACAACGATGCCGCGCGCCGCATGGCTGCACGATCGTGCGAAAGCGCGACTACCCGAGCTACTGGCAGCTCACCGGCACCGACACGCTGCCGCTGGAGTACCCGGAGCACTACGCGGTGGACAACCCGGTGCTCGTTGAGTTGAAACCGACGACCGTCCCCGACGGCAAGGCGACGAAGGTGATCGCCGCGTGCCAACGGTGCAAGCTGTTGATCGAGGAGGCTGCTGGTACCGGCAAGAAGCGCCGCGGCAAAGCCAGGCCGAAAGATTCGGCCGCAGGTGGCTAAGCTCAAGTCGATCCGCGTGCGGTGCGCAGCGTGCGACGCGCGTTCGGTGAACCTGTTGGAGCACTACGGCGTCGAGGACGAGATCCTCATGTCGAACGGATGGGCGTGGATCACGCTGTCTCGCCACCCTCACCTGCGGCGCTACTTGTGCCCAGCGTGCATCGAGACACAGGCGGAGAGCCTCGCGCTGATCGGGTTGAAAGGCGATCTGTCGCTCGGTGTGTCGGCCGAGCGCGCGTGAGCCATTCCGCGATGGAGCTGCTCTACGTCGTCGTTCCTGTGCGCGACGACTTGGTGTTAGCTCGCGTGAAGCGCGCGGTCGCTCGTCCGTGGCTGCAAGCGTATCGGCAGCAGGTGCGGTACTGGGTGCCGACGCTCGAAGACGCTGAGAACGAACGCGCTATGCTCGCGCTCGCTGGTTTCTCGGCGCAGGTCGAGGGAATTGATCCCGCGGAGACCGAAAACTAGCGGGCGTGGGCGCCCGGGCGATACGCTTCGGCGCGTCCCCATGTCCACCCAGGCCGAGAGCTGGCTCGAAGCACAGATGACCGACCCGGAGTTCCGGGCCGAGTACGTGCGGGAGCTGGTCCGGATGCACCGCGAGTCCATCGAGCGGAAAGACCCGGTGCTGGCGCGGTGGTGCATGCGGGAACGGGCCCGAGTTGACAGCAGTGGCAGCACGGGGTACTCCAACGTGGAGACCATGCGGGAGCCGCGTCGGAGGATCACTCCGCTCAGAAACCTGCCGAGCGCGGAAGTCATGCGCGCGGCGGCGGACCAGTTCTGGCCACACGTGCGGAAGGCACGCGGCAAGGACGATTGCTGGGAGTGGGAGGGGCCAACTAACCGCTACGATGGGACGGCCGTGTGGCTGTTCAGTATCCGCGGCGTCCGGTATCGGATCCCGGCGGCCAGAGCATCGGCGATCCTGCACCGCCTGCCGGTGAGCGACTCGGAGGATCTGGTGTACCGGACCTGCCGAAGCCTCACGTGCACGAATCCGCTGCACCTGGCGGTTGGCGACCACGAAGATAACGTGAAGGCGAGACACGACGCCGGCAACACCGTGCGGGGCGAGGAAAACGGGCGCGCGAAGTTGACCGAGGCCATCGTCGCCGAAATCAAGCTGGCGCTCAGGAAGGGCGCGAGCGGCCCCGACTTGGCGAGGCTCTACGGCGTCGAGCGCCGCGCCGTGTGGGGTATAGCGAATGGCCGGACGTGGAAGCACGTCGAACCGAAGGCGGAGTAGCAGGCATGTACCAGGAACACGATCAGCGTGCGATGGCTTGGAACGGGTACGAGGGCGAAGCGGGCACGCGGATGCTCGCGACGCAGTGTCTGTTCTGCCACAAAGACCTGCGCGACCCGGCGAGCGTCGAGCGCGGTGTCGGTCCGTACTGCGCGCAGAAGCACGGCGTGTTCACCTCGGCGGGCGCTCCAGATGCCGCCGCCTACGAGGAGGCGCTGGCGACGGCTCCGGCGCCGTTGCGCGAAGCGATCGAGGCGCGCGGTGGCCTGAACGATCCGCGCGGCTCGCTCAGTGCCGCCATCCACGCCGCGGGCAACGCATGGGAGCATCACACGGCGGACCGGTCGCAGTACCTCGGCGCGACGATGGAGATCGCGCGGGCTCTCGGGTTCGAGAACACGGCGCGCGTGCTCCAGAACATCTACATCGAGGGCAAGAAGTACAACGAGCAGGGTGAGCAGATCGACACCGGCAAGAGGCCGCCGGGGATCGTGGTCAAGGAACACCCGCCGTCGCGTTCCGGGCAGCCGGGGTGGGAGCTGGTGCTGCCGTACATCGACAACAGGGCGGTCTGGTCGCAGACGAAGGGAGCGCTCAAGTCGGCTGGCGTGGTCACCTACAAGGACCCCGGCGGAAGGTGGCATGACGTCTTCCCGCAAGGCGATCGTCAGTGGCTGCTGGTCCTGAACGCCATGGTGGACACGCTGGGCGGCACGCTGGGCGTGCTTCCGGACGGCGAGACGTTCGTCGTTCCGCACGAAAAGCTGCCGGTGCCGGCGCCAGAGGGGGCCGCCTCCGGGGCGCCCACTCAGGTGGACGCGCCGCCGCCCCCGAAGCCGCCGGAAGTGAAGGAAGGCGACCGCGTGGAGCTGCACGACGGCCGGGTGATGATCGTCGCGCGCACCGGGGTCAACTCGAAGGGCCCCTGGGTCGGACTGATGACCGAGAAGGCCGCCAAGCGTGACACGCTCAAGCTCGGCTACCTGAACTTCAAGAAAGCCATGAGCACTGGCGAGGGTTGCTTCGTCGGCGCGGCGGAAGTGAAGGCGAAGGCGCCAACCGCGGCGGAGCAGCGGGCCGTCGAGGAAGACAGCGGTCAGCCGATCCCGGCAGCCGTCGCGGCGCGCGACCTGCCCGAAGGGCTGCGCGCATGGCAACGCGAGGGAGCGATCTGGCTCGGCCAGAAGCACAGCGGGGTTCTCGCGATGGAGCAAGGCACCGGCAAGACGCCGACGGCGCTCGCTGCGCTCGTGGCGCCCGCACTCATTGTCGTGCCGGCATCGCTCCGCGAGAACTGGAAGCGCGAGGCGATGAAGTGGCGCCCCGATCTGGTCGTCGCGAAGATCGAGAAGGCGGCGGAGGTGACACCCGAAGCGCTCAAGGCAACGTGCGTCATCATCGGCTACGAGGGGCTCAACGACGAGGACGTGCTGTTCGCCCTGATGGAGCGGGGCTTCCAGACGCTGATCGTGGACGAAGCACACGCTCTGAAGGAGCTGCTCGTCTACACCTCTGACGAGGGGCGCCACGCTCCCGCCAAGTCTTCCCCCAAGCGCGCCGCGGCGGTCTTTTACCTCTCGCAGAAGATCCCGCACCGCTTTTTCCTCACGGGCACTCCGATGATCAACGGGCGCCCCTATGAGCTGTGGCCGCTCTTGCACCTCTCGACGCCGAGCGATTGGTCGGACCAGAAGGAATACTGGTACCAATACTGCGATCCGCAGGAGGTCCACATTCCTGGCGGAGACACGCGCCTGAACTACAACGGCCGCGATAACCTGCCGGAGCTGCGCGAGCGGATCATGGGCCACTACCTGTGGCGGTGCACGAAAGACGTTCTCGGGCTTCCCGACAAGCAGCGCGAGTACCTCTCCGTCGGCAT